CAGTGACTATTTCAAAATCACTGACACGTCCGTTATGTGGATCAACATTACCTGATCCACGACTCGATACGCCCAATCTCACACCGGATTGCAACATAGTTTTTACTAGTTGCCCCATTGGAGTTGGGAGAATTTTTAGTTTTCCATAACCATTTGGACCGTCCATCCACATACGTTCTATCATATGACAGACACGGTCTAAATTAATTTTGAGGTCATCTGGATGATCTACTTCACCTAACACGCTATTTCCAGATTTGATTTGTTCGTTCAGTGTTTCCACTGCTTCTGAAATCTGACTTACTGGATAAATGCGTTCGTTAGCATTTTTCACGTCACCTTGTATGCAGATGCCTTCCATATAGAGGTCCTTGCCGTCTTTGCCTTCAACAATGTTGATTTTTGCGGCTTCAAAAGTAAGTTCCTCTTTAAGGTATAGCTGTCCCATGTACGTGATTCCTAGGCTAGATTAGCTAATAACAGCCTTGGTGTTAACACCAGAAGCTTGTGATAGTTCAGGCTTTGGAGCTGGCTTAACATCTGGCTTTGTGGTTCCATCCATGTCACCATATTTTGGTGTTGAACGCCCTGATGTGTTTCCATCTTTGATGTCTGCTGGTTTAGCATCCATTCCTTTTTGACCTGAGTTGGCTGCTACTGGACTTTTACTAGCTGGTGAAGTTGTAACCGGCTTAGGAGCGGCAGTTAATTCTACACCTTCTTCTAAACCTTCGACTTCTACGTTAACATCTACTGGCTCATCCATTTCGTCTTCCATGTCATCAATCTCGTCCTGTTCCATGTCAGTATCGCTATCAATGTCTGAAATCTCGTCTTGCTCGCCTTCGATGTCGTCTGTGTTATCGTCAACCTGTGCCATTAGCTCTTCGAATTCGCCCATTAGTTCGTCTAATTTGTCTTCGATGTCTACTACACGATCTTCTAATTCTTCTTCGCCGTCATCATCAACGTCTACGTCGATCATTTCGATTTCTTCTTCCTCATCTTCCATTTTGACGCCTTGTTCTTCGGCCTCAACTTCGTCAATGAGATCGTCAACCTGTGATCCACCAATTTCGTCTGATGCTTCTTCAATGGACTCGTCCATCTTGTCATCATGCTCGATGTCTTTTGTGACTTTCTCGCCAGCTTTTTCAGCATGGTCATCTTTTTCTGCTTCTGATTCTTCAGACATAATGTCTTCATATATGTCTCTTGACTTCTCAACCACTATGTCGTGGAAAAGTGCCTTTGCATTCTTTTCGTCATCGTTGATAACGAATTCAATTAGTTGCTCAAATTTGTTCATGAAATATTCCTTCTAAGTATTGGGCTCAGTATAGTACTTACAAAGAAATTAAAAAACTAGTAGTTTATAGGGGTAAAATGGGTAGAAAATGAATTTTTTCTATGCTAACCTACATTTGTGGTGGAGGTGGAGCAAATTGTGCTTGAATCTTTTTCAGATCTTCTGTTTTTTCATAGTTACGCATATCATACATTCTACGCAATTTTGAAATTTGCTTGAGTGTAAGTTTAGTTTTTCGAAGCTCACCTAGTTCAGGAACACTGTTATCGTCCTTTTGCTCTTGGTAATCTTCGTCAGCTTGATCGTGATTGTAAAATTCAAATAGTTTCATAATAATATTTATGCCGGTGGTGTTTCTGTTGGAGCTTCTGCACCCAAATCAACTTCTTCGCCACCAGGTGCTGCTGCTTCTGCGGCGGCTTCTTCGCCAGCTACTGCATCTCCCATTGCAACATCGCCTTCTATGTCACCAGGGCTAACACCAACTGTACGTAGATCACTTCCAGTAGGTTCTGTTTCAATTGGTTGTCCAGTTTCTTCTTGCCATTGTTCTGTATTTTCTTGTAGTTCATCGTCAGTTAAACCAAGATAACGTTTCATGAGAAAACGTTTGCTCATATAAGGCAATTGTTCTAATGCACTGAATGCTTGTATTCTTGTGGTGTCTAATTCGGCTTGTCTATAACTTGCAAAGTTTTGCGGAGGAGCAAATTTAATGTTGAACAAGCCACTGTCTATATTGAATCCTCTCCAACGCATGAACATTTTGAATTCATCGTCCAGTTTAAGTACAACTTGTCTTTGCAATCTTTCGCAGTATTGATTGAATCGATACTCTTGTATAAGTGCAGTACCAACACGTCCATCGTTCATTGGGCGATCTGAGTCATCTGGACCAGTGGGCAAGTATGAACTTGGTACACGCAATCCTCTACACATCTTGTTGTTGAAATATTTGAGATCATCAATTTGACCAAGGTTTTCGCCACCAGGTAAGGTTTCTACTTTTGATCCTCTACCTTCTGCAGTTTGCGGGAAGAAGTAGTCTTCATTGATTGACAGTGGATTGTACATGGTATCCATTGTTGTAGCACCTTGTCCGCCTTGTGCAGACGGAATACGTCTTTGATGCACTTCGTTTTTCACACGCTCAACAAATTGCATTGCAAGGTGAGATGGCATGTTACCTACGTCAATGTAAAAAACTCGTCTTTCAGGAGCACGTTGTACTCTGTAGATTAGAATAGCATCTTCAAGCAGTTCTTTTTGCTTGAACACTTTGAATATCATTTCAAGCACACTCTGTGAAAATGGCCAGTAAAAGTCTAAACCTTCGCTAAGTCCTAGGTGCACAACATTTTTTGCATCAATCACGGTTTCGTTTATTGTGTGTTCAAATCTACTGCCAGTGCTAGGTGTATTTGGAATGTTGTAGTTGGCTCCACCACCCATTGCACCGTTACCGCCGGTGCCGTTGATCTGTCCGTTTGTGCCTGAGCCATAGTCTACAGTGTTTTTACTGGTAACACTGAGGTTTTCAAAATTTGGATTGATATCACGTATCACATACTGTTCAGGACGTTTGCCTTCGTTTTCGTTTACAATAACACGCACAACCTTGGCCATGTCAACCCAGTAGAGTTCAAATGTTTCTGGATCACGCACAAACACTTGATCTCCGTACTTCAAGACATTGCGAAACATTTTAAAAATACGTTGATCCAATTTGTTGAGTTTTGTCCACTGTTGTAACTGTGTACGAATTATTTCAATTTCGTTGTTGGTCGGAGTATCTGTGTACTGTACTTCAAATGGTGTGTTGTTGCTTTCGTTTTCCTGTGTTGAAAATTCTGCAAGTATATCTAAACATGCATTAATTTCACTGTCAGTATCCATGTTTTCATACTGATTATAGCGTTCTATTCTGTTTGGATGACCTGTGTATACTTCAGGCAAATGGCTTTGATAGTTTTTGAAACCAAATTCACCACTTGAACCTGATCCATAGTTTGGACCTCGGTAGTTGTTGCCACTTATAGGACTAAGTTGACCGCCTGCATTACCAACAGATTTAAAGTATTTTTTCCAAGACATGCGAATTCCAATGTACTCTTTGTTATAGAGTATTTATGACCCTAATGTTTAGCATAACACAAAACAAGACTTTGTCAACCTTATGACCTAGAAGCTTGCAGTATTTTTGTATTGATTTGATTTGCTCTGGATGTTTCTGCAATCAGCATGTCAAGTCTTGCAATCTGTGCTTCACCTAACGCATTTTGGTTTTGATTTTGTCCAGCCATAGCAGGTGAAGTTGTATCAGTGGTTTCTGCAGGAAGTAATGTTTGTTGTAGAGCAGTGTTGTCTAAACCAAGATTCATTCCACCTGCAGGTCCTGCTATGTTTTGAATTCCACTTGTTAATTTGTTTCCAATATTTCCTAGCATTTCACTAGATGAACCAGCTATTTCTTTTCGTATAGTCTCAGTAAAATCACCGCCAATAGCTCCTGAACCACCAAGCATGCTTGATAAATCTGGCAATTGGTTATTAGGTACAATCATACCATTTGTATCAGGTACCATTAGTTCAGGACCTTTTTCTCCTACTAGATATGCACTACCTGATGTTACAGGACCTCCCAAAGCCTTTGGTTTTAGTTCGTATCCTTTAACTAGATCTTTTTCTTCGAATCGTTTTTCGTCTAAGCCACCTCTAGTTTGTTGTTGAACACGTTCTGACTTCATCTTAGTTTGTAAATCTGAACTAAAAAATCCAACGAAACCTTCAATTCCTTTAGCAATACCTGTTGAAAATTTTTCTGCAGTAGTCATGTATTTTTCATTTGCTTGATCTTGTTTGTCAATTGTGTCTTCTGGATTGGTAACGCCCAACGCTTGACTTTTCAGCATGGCCGCTATTTCTTCTTTGCTTTTACCAACAAATTTCATTAATTCAGTTGTGCTTTTTACCATTCCAGCAGTAAAGGTTTCAATACCTTTGGCGGCTGCTGGCAATGTTGTGTCCAATGCAAGTTTATCTAACGCTTGTCCTGCTTTGATCATTGATTCTTGAGCATTAATCATTGACTTTGTAACACCATCGGTGGTGTTTGCAGTTTTATTAACCTGTTGTTCAACTTTCCCAACTTGTTCGCCAAACTTAGCACCAAAGGTTAGGTTTTGTAAATCAAGTATCACTGGTTCAAGTG